TATCGTATTGGCGTTTATCTCGCTGACCATCATCCTTGCCAAAATGGATGTGCGCCTTGGCGTAGCGGAAGAGAAGATCAAAACGCTGTTTGATCTCTGGAACAAGGATAAAGACAAATGAGCTTAGTTAACCTTCAGCAAAAAATCGGAGTAATCGCAGATGGTGCATTCGGTCCGGGAACATTTAAGAAGGCTGCGGCTTACTATAAGCTATCACCTGATCGCGCTGCGCATTTCTTTGCTCAAACGGCACATGAAAGTGGCGGCTTCAAGGCGTTCAGCGAAAACCTCAACTACGGTGCCAAAGGGCTTCGCGGCGTCTTTGGTAAGTATTTCCCAACTGACGCGCTGGCTCGCGCCTACGAACGTCGGCCGCAGAAGATTGCCAACCGCGCCTACGCCAACCGCATGGGCAACGGACCTGAAGCCAGCGGCGACGGGTGGAAGTACCGAGGACGCGGCGCTCTCCAGCTCACCGGCAAAGACAACTACCAAGCCTTCGCCAACTACATCGGACGACCCGAAGTAATGGACAACCCAGACCTTGTGGCGGGGGAACTATGCTTTGAAAGCGCGCTGTGGTTCTTCGACCGCAACAAACTGTGGTCGATCTGCGACCGAGGTACAGGCGACGCCGCGATCCTCGCACTGACAAAGCGGATCAACGGGGGCACACACGGCCTCGAAGACCGTAAGGCAAAAACGAAAAAATACGCGACATGGCTTTAATTCCCAACCCTGTGATGCTTTACGCATTGGGCGGCGCGCTTATTATTGGCGCGGCATCCGGCTACAAGGTCCGTGACTGGCAGTGCGATGCCGCCTTCGCAAAGGCGCTGGAGAAGGCTGAAAAGCTACGTGTCAAAAAACAAGAGGTAGTAGATGATGTTTCGCAAACCTACGAAGTTGAACGAGATCAAGCCAATGTGGTGGCGACAGAACGAACAAACACCATTCGTGAGATATACAAAACGGCTCCTGCCGTTCCTGTTGATTGCGCTGGTTCTGATGCTCTGCGCAGGGTGCTCGAAGGCGGTGTCCGTGACGCCAATGCCGCTTCCTCCGGCGAACCTAGCGGCGAAGTGTCCAACGCTTCAAGATCCACCAAAGGTGTTGATTGACCCCGAGCGTGCGCTCTGGGAGGCTGACATTATTGCGAAATATACAGATTGTAGTAGCAAACATCGCTTGACAATTAAAGCGTGGGAAGATGCCGTAAGCGTTAAGTGACGTGAGCGACACAGCCAGAAAGGCTCCTAATGGCTAGAAGTATAAATGTAGACGAGAAGCTCTTTGACTACTGCACGCCGAACCAACGCAAAGTCCTTGACGCAATAATTTTCTACGGCGGCGCAAAAGCCGCCGACGAAGCCCTCGGCATGTATAAGGGCGGCGCATCGGAAATATACAACAACGTCAAGAACAAGGCCGCGAAGGTGGGCTACTCACCGGAGCACGACTTCACGCGTCCAGTGCCAGATGGCTACACCGCAAAAGGGGTCAGCACCTACTACAACAAAGAAGGTAAACCAACAGGGCAGTGGGTCAAGGCGTCTATTGATAACGAGCGTCAGCAGCAGATATTCCGTGATGCTCTTAACGCGATGGCGAGCACTCTGCCGCGCCTCGATCCAATCATCGCGCCAGAGCAGTTCAACGCCGACCTACTGACGCTGTACACGCTAACCGACGCACACATCGGCATGCTGGCGTGGCACCGCGAGAACATGCAGGCCGACTGGGATTTGCAGATTGCAGAGGCTGTCATTGTCGGCTGCTTCGAGCAGATCATCAAATGCTCGCCCGACAGCGAGACGGCCGTGCTGAACCAGCTCGGCGACTTGCTGCACTATGACGGCCTGTCGGCCGTTACGCCGACCAGCGGGCACGTCCTCGACGCCGACGGCCGCTTCACCAAGATGGTCGAGGTCGCCGTGCGTGTGCTGCGCCGCATCATCAACATGTTGCTGGCCAAACACAAGAACGTCCACGTCATCCTCGCGGAGGGCAACCACGACATGGCCTCGTCTGTGTGGCTGCGCACGATGTTCAAGGCGCTGTATGAAAACGAGCCGCGCATCACCGTTGATGACAGCGCGCTGCCGTACTACGCATATGAATTTGGCGACGTCATGCTGACCTTCCACCACAGCCACTTGAAGAAGTTTGGCGCGATGCGTGAGGTTATTCCCGCCATGTTCTCCGAGATATGGGGGCGCACAAAGAAGCGGTATTGCCACACAGGGAATTACCACCACACCAAAGAAGAGGAACATGCAGGCCTGAAGGTTTTCCAGCACCCGACACTGGCCGCTCGCGACGCATACGCCTCTCGCGGCGCGTGGTTCTCGGACAGGGAAGTGTGTTCGATCACGTACCACAAAAAGTTCGGGCAGGGGATGCGGGTCTACGCTTGCCCTGAGATGTTGGATGCCGTATGATGAATGCGGGTTTCCTAGTGCGCAAAACGTAAAAAACTGATATAGGGGCGGGTTATGGCCACTACGATGACATTCACGACGTTGAAACAAGACGTGCAGCGCTATCTTGAGCGCGGCAACACGCTTGCGTCCGACCCCATTGTCTTTGAGCAAATCCCTCGCCTAATCAACCTCGCCGAGCGTCGCATCGCCCGCGAGCTTAAGATCGAGGGCTTCATCAACGTGGTGACCGGCACGCTCTCCAGCGGCCAGTCTGTATACCCCAAGCCCGACCGCTGGCGCGATACTGTGTCGATGAGCATCGGCACTGGTACGGGGAACAACACCCGTAAAGTCTTGTTCTCCCGCGTGTACGAGTATCTGCGGTCCTACTGGCCGAACGCCTTAGAGACGGACGTGCCCCTCTTTTACAGCGACTATGACTACAGCCACTGGTTGCTGGCCCCGACACCGGACGCCGACTACCCGTTCGAGATCTTGTACTACGAGCTGCCCCCATTGCTCGACGAGAGCGTGCAGACAAACTGGATTACCGAATACGCCCCGCAGCTCCTGCTCTACGGCACGCTGGTTGAGGCGACGCCGTTCCTCAAGAACGACGAACGCATCCCAGTTTGGCAGAGCATGTACGACCGCGCGGCGGCAATGTTGAACGGCGAAGACCTCGCTAAAATTCTAGACCGATCCGCCGTGCGCAAGGAGGCATAATGTCCACGTCATTTACACAAGTTTTTGGTGGTACGACGATATACCCCTCGGACGTATCCTACCTCGCACTCGCGCTAACTGGGAACACCACACTTCAGTGGCCGCTTGAGGCCACCACCGGCAACAACATCGTCGCGCGTATCATCGACGTCACACCGACGGGCGCGTTCACCATAACAATGCCGGACGCGACCGAAGTGGGTGTCGGCCAGACGATCCTGTTCAATAACCTCGGGCCGAGCACCATCAACGTCAACAGCGCGTCCGGTGCCGCAATTCTGACCATAGAGGCGGGTCAGCAGTGGCAGTGCTACCTCATCAACAACACGACTGTTGGCGGCACGTGGCGCACGTTCCGCTACGGCGCTGCCGTGGCGCAGGCTCAAGCCGCCGCGCTGGCTGGCGCTGGCTTAATCGCGGATGGGTCAACACTCGCCCAGAACTACGACGTCGCTGACTTCTCTGTTACGCCGTACACCTCAACGACCGCTGACCGCGCTAGGATTTTTGTTTGGACCGGCGGCCTCGGCACATTTAACCTGCCGACTGCTGTCTCCGCTGGCGACGGTTGGTTCGTACAGATCCGTAACGGAGGCCAAGGTGACCTGACCATCGACCCGTCTGGCACCGAGCTTATCAACGCGGCGTCCACGCTGCGCTTGCAGCCGGGCGACAGCGCCGTGATCGTAAGCGACGGCGTGCAGTGGTACACCATCGGCCTCGGCCAGCAGGCGGTCTTCGCCTTCGACTACACGACCATCGCCGTCACTGGCGGCACGTACACGCTCGCTGGCTCTGAGCTGAACCGCATCGCGTACAAGTTCACAGGCACACTGGCCTCCAACGTCAACATCGTCGTGCCCGCAACGGTGCAGCAATACTGGGTCAACAACGCCACGACCGGCGCGTTCACGCTTGGCGTCAAGACCGCCAGCGGCACAGCCACTTTGGTCACGCAGGGCGCAACGGCCATCCTGTACTGCGACGGCACGGAAATCATATCGGCGACCACTTCGGCGGCCTTCGCGGGCGTCCTACCCGTAACGCAGGGCGGAACAGGCGCGACTACCGCGTCAGGCGCGCGCACCAACCTCGGCGCAACGGGTATCGGCTCGGCGCTGTTTACTGCCGCAACGGCGGCGAGCGCGCGTTCAACCATCTCGGCGGCAGCCTCTGGGGCCAACAGCGACATCACGTCACTGACGGGCCTCACGACGCCACTGAGCGTCGCGCAGGGCGGCACAGGCGCAACGACTGCGGGCGGCGCGTTGACTAACCTCGGCGCGGCAGCCTCTGGCGCGAACACCGACATCACCGCACTCGACCAAGACGTGACGATCACGGCCACCGGGACTATCGCGGCTGGCACACTCGGCTATCGCGGCCTGCCGCAGAACAGCCAGACCGGCGCTTACACCTTGGCGCTCTCCGATGCGGGTAAGCACATCTCAATCACGACGGGCGGGGTGGTTATTCCGGCTAATAGCTCGGTTGCATTCCCTGTCGGCACGGCCATCGCCCTATATAACGACAGCGGCAGCAACCAAACCATATCCATCACGACAGACACACTGCGCCTTGCTGGGACCACGAGCACAACCTCACGCACTCTCGCTCAATATGGCCTAGCAACGTGCGTAAAAGTTGCCTCTACTACATGGGTGATCAGCGGCGCGGGTCTCAGCTAATGACTGGGGTTATGTGCGCACTGGCTGGAAGTGGCGGACAGAGAAGTTTTAGTGGCTCAGTCACTGTGACTGTCGGCTATTACAATTTGTTTCTACCTCCAAGCGTAGATGTTGATTATTGGGGGTACACCATTGGTCAGGCTGGGAGTGTTTCTCCAGATAATTGGGCAGGCTCTGGAATACCCTTCACAACCATCCGCCATATCAATGATAACGCTGGTTTGACAATTATAGCTTTTTCTTTGGCTGGATACGTTCCCAATGCTGGGTGGACTTCAATGGTTATCGGTTCGTCAACCTACACGAGGGCATCAGCGAGCTACTCTTATGATGCTGGTAGTAACGTAACCGCATGGTTTTGGTCGCCAAACCCCACCAATGATTTCGGCACCACTGTCGGCGCTACAAAGGTCGTAACATGGGCATAGACATCCATTACCCAGCAAACGAAGCTGAATGGTACGCCAAGGGCACGCTCGGGGACGGCACCTACTTTGAGGTGCCTGCTGTGTTTGACCCAGACGGCACT